CCACAATTCCCCAGTTTGTATCGAACATGTAGAACAACTTACGGCAGATAATCTAGAACCTGCTGCATAAGTGTCTGCTGCACTATAATTCCAATATTCTACTGCCGGATTTCCTGCAAACCTAATTGTATAATTTCTTCCATACCTTAATTCTAATTGGGTTGAAAAAGAAAAATTCTGATAACCTACCGTAGAAGAAGTTAAAGCTTGAGAACTTGTGCAAACACTTGTATTTGGACTAAAGCCATCTAATGAAGATTCACATACAGATAAAGTGGCACCAGCACCATCATCTCCTATAAGTGCTTGAACTTTAGTAATGTTTACCTTTATTAAAGAGTTATTATAATTAAAACCAAAGTTAAATGTTTGTCCAATACAGTTTGCTGCCGTTCCTGAGGCTTGTGCATCTTGTGTTGTTTGTGATTCTAGAACGGTTTCTCTATTAATCGCAATGTTACCTAATAATGGAATGTCTAAGTAGCTAGAAAATATTGCTTCATCTCCAGCTGTTGAAGTTCTTGTTGCAGAGTATCTTTCTCCAGCATACCATAAGTAAGCATTGAGAGCGGTGAATTGAGTGCTATTGTAAGTGATGTTTAACCCAAAATATTCTAAAGAAGTTTCATAAGTTGAAGCATTATATATTTTGGAGTTCTCTGTAAATAGTGCGCCAGCTGCATCTTTCTGCACCAGGGTGACTAGTGGTGTTATGCCTTTGCCACGTGCACGGCCACCCACCATGATTTGCACACCTTTGTCCACAGCGGTTTTGTCGTAAGCAAGTCTGCCTTTTTTGCCTTTTTTGCTACGCCCCCAGCCGTGAATCATGCTCACGCCAATATCTGCAGGGAACTGCTTACGGCCTTCTTCAAGCATTGCCGGGCTACTGGCTTTAATCTTGGCGGCAGCCTTAAAGCGCGCTGACTTGTCTAACTTGCTCAGCTCTGACAGTGCCTGCTTCAAGCCTGTAATTTCGGCAGTAGTTTCTAGGCTCATTGCTTTCGGCTTTCGTTTAACAACTTGATCGTGGTATTTAGATCAGCAATGTCAAACTCTACAGCAGGTGGCCACCAGCCTGTGGCTACTAGGAGACTTGCTAGGGAATGGCGGTAGGTTCCGCTTGGGTAGGGTTTGCCGGATCATTGTCCACCACTTCCAAAGTCACCAAGCGTTTAATGAAATCGTCTAGTACTACAGGCACTGTGATGCCAGCAACTTTGGATGACTCATACGCCATAAAAGCCAAGTCCTCAATGCTGATGCCTTGCTCGCCAATGGTGCTTGACTTGCGTTTGTATTTGCGTTCCCATTGCACAATGACGTACAGGCTGGTTGTGACTTCGTACGGGCCTTCGCCCGAGTCCACCTTGAGAGTTAATTTCATGTCGGGTTCCTTTGGTTATGGGGCTGTGATGTCTCGCGCGTATGTGCCGCCAATGAATGACGCGGTAATCATTGAGAGTTCGCCTACAGCACCAGTGATTGGGGTGTAGTCCACAAGTTGCATATTAATGATTGTGTACTCAGGGTTAGATGCTGACTCTGTGACACCTGATGGTGAGATGGTTAGCTCAGTGGTTCCTGTGCCAAGGTTGGCAAACAATGTGGCTTCAACTTCGCCAGCACCATAAGAAAGGAACATTTCTAGCTCGACCGACACGGTCATTAAGCCCGGGACAAAGCGGTGGCCTGTATCTCCGAACGCGGTGCTTTCGAGACTGTCCACGCCCAAAGTCACGGTCGCACTCCGACATTGGTCAGTCAAATCGACCTTCGCACCACCAGTGGTAGGCGCAAGGTTTACGGTTGGGTTAGTGAGATATGTACTTGTAGGCATCGTTAATTCTCCTGTGTAAAACGGTGCCGGGTGCCGTACTTGTTATTAGTTCTAGCAGATAATACTAGTCCGTTGGCGTATGTCATTGCTTCTGTGCCTGCATAGCCATTTGTAGATCATAGGCAGGGTAGGTAGCGCCGCCTATTTCTAGTGATGACGGTTGGCCTGCCATGATGACAACGCTTGAGCCGAGGACTGTGGCCACGATGCTAAGGATGTTTTCCAGCACATTTTGGGCTGCGGTGCCACTGCCAATAACACGTACTGGGATGGTCACGCGCACAATGTTGCCACCGCCAGCGATTGTCTCAAAACTAGGTGCATCGAGAAAGACACAGTTAGGCACAATCTTTGTGGGGTCGCTAACTACCCGTAAGCCTGTCACTGCCGTAAGTGTGGCCTTGAGGTCTTGCATAGCCTCGTTGAGAAGCCCTGTGGCAGGCATTAAGCCACCTGTGGGCGGTCTATGCCCAAGAGCTGTTTAATCATCGGTGTCATGGCACTGACGGGTGCTGAACCCATGCCATCAAATGTGGCAAAGGTGTCCTGTACTGAACCTCGAGCGCGCCACAGTGCAGCTGCATACATAAGCGTACCCAGCGTGCAATCGTGGCCCGGGCTTGTGGTCAGACTATCAAAATAGCCAGACTCCTGCCTGCGCCGATAAGCAAAATCGTTGGCAGCGTTTCGAGCCTGCGTAGCAAGCGTGTAGTCATCGCTTGGGTTCACAATATCTACGCCGAGATATGTCACCAGCTGGGCCGTTGTAACCCACTGGCAATCCTGCGTGTAAGTGATAGTGCCAGCCGATGCAATGCGGCCAACATCAGCACCAGTACAAGCAAAGAGCACCTGATTAGGAATGCTGACATTGCTGTTGAATAACAGATCACCTTCTGTGTCTATGCCGATGTACTCATACTTGGGCATGGCATAAACCACAAAGGTGCCGTTAAAAGGTGCACCAACAGTGGCAACAGTGATGGATTGCCCCACCTCTATTTCAGTGTCGGTCAGTGTTTGTAGCACTGCATAGTTGTCTAGCAGTTGCTTGAAAGTGACTGTGTATGTAGCCATCGGCGGTAGCCGCCTTTCGGACTAGGCGATTACGATGCCTTGGATGAAGCTTGACTTAGCAACGAATGTTGAGAAGTAGCCGTAGTAGCTAAACGTGCGGCTCAATGTGCTTGGGTTAGCAATGCTGAGAACGCCTTGCTGTGCTTCGTAAATCTCAAAGCCCGGTGCGTAGGTAACAAGCATTGTGCCAGAAGCAAAGTTGTTGTCCACAACCAGCGTAAGGCCCATTACATCCATCGAGTTGTAACCAAGACCACCAACGCGGCCAAGGCTGTTCTGACCAAGTACACCATTTGTGGTGTAACCAAGCACTGGGCGCTTGTTTGCGTCAAGCTGTGCGCCCAATTTTTCCCATACATCTGGTGACACGCACAAGTGAGTTGGGAAATAGTTGCTGTCCTCAGCGATTTCGCGTGCTGCGTCATACAGTGAGTTGATCAGTGAAGTTGGGTCACCAGCAGTAACAGTCCATGTTGATCCTGATGCTGTTTTACCAGCGACAAGTGCGTCAGCTGCAATGTTGTCTGTAGCGATGAGGTACTCACCAGCAAGGTCATTCAAGATCAGGTTCATTGCTGCAGGGTCTGTGAAATCCATGTCCTGCATTGTGAGTGTGACTTGACCAGCGACAGTTGATTTCGTAACTGTGTTAGAAGCAATGACCATGGTTGTAGCAGATACTGCTGAACCTTCGGTCTGTGTTGCTGCACTGGTGTGGGTCGTGATTGTTGGGCGCACGAAAGTCTTGCTTGGCGTGTTCGGCATTGAGCGAGCACCAAAAGCACTAACTACTGGGCGTACAAAGTTGAGGTCTTGGAACAATGGCCCAAGAACTGGTACTGGCAAAAGTCCCGGCGTATCGGTTGTAAGAACGTCACCAGCAGCTGCTTGAAGTGCTGTCTGCTGATCGCGTACTGCTTCTTTGTAGGCAGCGTTTACATTGGCGAAAGTGTCGCCGCCTGCGTGCATTGCTGCCAAGTATTCGCCAGCTGATGGCATAGCAAACTTGCGTTTTGGCTGGGCAAAAATTGATGATGCTTCGATGACTTCTGGGGCTGGTGTTTCTGACACTGGGTTCTCCTGTGGTTCGGTAACTTCAGGCTCATCGGGTGCCGTTTCTGTATTATTGCTCAAGTCATCCTCTGATGTGGGGATACTCGCTGCAACATCTGTGATGGTAGCACCGCTAAAGGCTGGCTGTGGTACAAGTGACAACTCCATCCAATCGGCTGCTTCCACGATCATGACTCCATCTTCGTTGTACGAAAACTTGGTTGGGTTTACGCCTACTGAAACTGAGTCAAGTACGCCATCGGCTGCCAAGACTAAAGCCTCATCGCCAAGGGCTGTGGTTGAGACTTTGGCTGTGAAGTACATGGCGGTTTCGTCATCGGTGCGCTCTGTGACAAGGCCAATGGCCTGCGACGCGTCATGGCTCAT